CAGGGAGTAGCCCTGTAATGTCAAGTATCTCTCCGACAATGATGGGTGGGGGAGGTAACGACTCTTGCTTAATCCCGAAGAGTAGAGGGCTTCAGTTAAATATAATTGGCCTGTCTCAAGGTGAGATGCAGCAAGACCCCAACTGTAATCGCAGAAAGAATGCTAGATTACTTGGGTTACCTCAACAGGTTGGTGGGTTGGGATTACAGGTGTCGGCTATCTCAGTGATGTGCCAAGACCCTACAGTATTTAGGAGTATGATGTTAGCTAATACTCCATGCCCTATAAACGATGCACGTACTGGCAAACTGTTGATGGGCAAGAATGCTATAAACAAGTATCGTGAAAGCCCATCTATATTTGTAGTAGGCTACGCAGAAGATAAAGAATTTTGGGATACTCTATTAAGGGTAGGAGAGGAATACGAAGATGAAGAAGTTGTGGAAGATAATACTCCTAAGTTGTCCATTAGTGATCGCTTCAGGAGCAGCAAACGCAACAAGCCCACCAATTCAGCCACCACCTCCACAAACGCTGGAACTGGAAGTTGATATAAACCTAGACCTGACAATGACAGGCCAGGAAAAAATTGACGCACTGATTAACTCTCTTGGTGCAATAAAGAACAGAGTAACAGACGTAGGCACAATGACAGTAGGTGCTGTAGGTTATACTGCGCTGGGTGGTGTCATAGTAGATGACGCAATGAATGACGGACTTATCACACAGGATGAGTTAGACGCATACCTAGAAGCACACGATCTTGTAATAAACCACGATTACTCTACAGCTACTACCGCACAAGAGTTATTTACTCAAGAGTATCAGGGTGCAATGAATAACTTGGATGAGGCTATAGACTTACTAGCTGATGCCTCTGCAGAGATACTAACTGCCACTGGCGTAATGGAAGCTGCAGCAATAGCTGACACATCACCAGAGCAGACTGCGTTGCAGGGTATGTTAGGCGAAGATCAGTATAGCATAGATCAGGCTGAAGTTGACGCATACAACCAGGCTGTAGCACAGGTAGAAAACTACGCACAACAAGCTGGTGCATTTATGGCTGCTGCTAATAACGCAGACTTAACAGCCAGCATAGACAGCTACGCACAGGTCAACAACTTTGTAGTCGGAAACTACACAACTATAACATATACTCAAAGCATTGATGAGTTTGTAATCAACTGGGACAACGATGGGTTTGGCTCTGGTTGGCAGGGCTACCTAACAGAAGACATGGTATCAGCAGACGATTTGTTTGGTGCAGGAGAGTATGTAGCTGAATACGGAACCATGCCAAACTAATGGCAATGGAGTTTAGTATAGGAGGCTTTAATGTTAAGGGCTGGATGGTTGCTGTGGCTTTGCCAGTGCTATCTGCTGTATCAGGTGGTGTTTACTGGGGCTACGATACTCTTCATAGGTTCTATGGTGTAGAAGAAGGCATAGGTTCAGCACTAGGTAAGACCAGCGCAAACGCAAAGCAAATTTCAGAATTACAAAAAAGCTTAACTCAGTTACGCAATGATACAGACAGAGAAATAACAGCAGCAAAAACATTTGCGGCAAATGAATTACAAGAAGTCGAAACAAACCTAAACGATGACATTGTTGCAAAAATGCAACAGTTAACTCAACAGCTAACAACACTAGAAGCTACGGTAACTAGTAGAATACAAACGGTAGAGCAGACAGTTACAAACAATGATGTGCGTGGACTAAACTCAAAGCTAGCTCAGTTGACTACAAACATGCAACAAATACTAGAGCAGCAGAAAGTTTTACTTGACTTACGCTCACAAGTTGATAAAGCTACTACCATCACGGATGGCATAGGTGACAAACTAGATGTACTGCAAACAGAGGTAGACGACATCTGGAAAGCCTATGATGAACTAGCAAGCAATCCACTATAGGTGATACATGGCTAAACCAGCAAAAGGCAAGATGTTTGCCAAGACAACTACAAACCCTAAGACAGGGCGTAAGATCAAAGTAAGCTACGGCCAAGCAGGTAGAGCTAAAGATGGTGGTAAGCGTATTAGACCAGGAACTAGCAAGGGTGATTCGTACTGTGCAAGAAGCGCTGGGCAGATGAAGAAACATCCTAAAGCTGCACGAAACCCTAACAGCCCACTGCGTTTGTCTCGTAAGAAGTGGAAGTGTGCTGGTACTAAATCGAGGAAAGCATAATGGCAACACCTAAAAACAAAGCTCTATACTCAAAAGTAAAGTCAGAAGCTAAGAGAAAGTTCAAGACTTGGCCTAGTGCGTATGGGTCAGCATGGTTAGTCAAAACCTACAAGAAGCGTGGGGGTACATATAGTAAGGGAGGCGCAGTTGCATCGAAAGGCAAGGCACGTACTAGAAAGTCGTAGAGGCTACGGTGAAGGTGGGCTAACTCAATGGTTCAAAGAAGACTGGCGTGACGTAAAGACAGGCGAAAAGTGTGGACGTAAAAGTGCTAAAAATAGCAAAAGGCCATACCCAGCTTGTAGACCTGCAAAGGTAGCAGGTAGAATCAGTAAATCAGAGGCAGCAAAGAAAACTGGACCTAAGAAAGTTAAATGGTCAGTAACAGCATCAGGCAGAAAAAGAAAAGCATGACCGTATATTTTTTAGTAGATAGTAATAATTTAGTAGCCAATGTAGCTGAGTATCCTGAAGGTATGGTTCCTTCTGAGGTATCTTCTAACTGGTTATCTACAGAAAAAACTGATATTGGTGGTAAAGTATACAATAGTTCAGATAAAACATTTTCTGCACCAACAGGAGATTTAGTAGGTGTTGAACCTATAAATCAACTTTCTTAAATGGCAAAAAGAAAAGACCCAAAAGTAGGAACAGGTAAGAAGCCCAAAGGCTCTGGCCGTAGGCTATATACAGATGAAAACCCTAAAGATACGGTAGGTATTAAGTTTGCAACAATGGCAGATGCAAAATCTACAGTAGCAAAAGTAAAAAGGATAAATAAACCTTACGCAAGAAAGATACAGATATTGACTGTAGGCGAACAACGTGCTAAAGTGATGGGTAAGACAGCAATAGCTAATGTCTTTAAATCAGGAAAAGCAGACTTGCGAAGGAAACATAATGCCGTATCTAACAAGTAGTATACCGTACTTTAAAGCATGGGTACGTAGAGAATACACAAAGAATATGGAAGAGTATCATGGCGACTTTCTACACGCTATGGTAATTGGCGTTACTACAATGCCTAACAGAACACTGAGTTTTCAAGTACTATTCACTGGATACGAATCAGACTACGATGACTCAGAAAACGTACATGGTGGTGCTATGTGGGCTAGAATGCCACTGACCGCACTAGTAGCTGATACACCGTTGGATGAATGGCCTGAAGAGTTACCACCATATTTAGCACAGCCTTGGGATTGTATGTCTCACACACATTCTGTGTATACACTAACACGTGCAACCCCAGCGCCCTGGATAGCCAAAGTAGACGGTGAGTTCTACCCAGCTAAGTATTACTTTACTGTAGACTATACAGATAATGAAGTAGCAGATGATCCTGCACAACACAAACAATCACACGTGTTGGAGCTATTAGATGCAGGAGAATATACTGGTAACATGGTTGCGTTACCCAATAATAGAGTGAGAGTAACTCACCCAGCTTGGTTTGAAACTGGACAAGGTGCGCCAGACTTTAGACCAAATCAAAATATATACAACTCAAAAGAGAACGTAGACTATGTATGGGATACGCAACGAGTTTTCAACAATCTTTACAGCGAGGATGAATCGTAATGGTTAAAAAGAAAAAAGGCATGGCTAAAGGTGCTATGATGAAAAAGAAAGGCATGGCTAAAGGCGCAATGGCTAAGAAGAAAAAAGGAATGGCTAGAGGTGCTATGGCTATGAAAAAGAAGGGAGCAGCTAAAGGCACTCTTAAAATGGTTATGAAGAATGGTAAGAAAGTTCCATTCTACGCTGCTGATGGCAAAGGTAAAATGTACGGCGGTGGTATGGCTAAGAAAAAAGGTATGGCTAAAGGTGCTATGGCTAAGAAGAAGAAAAAAGGTATGGCCGTAGGCGGTATGAAGAAGAAGAAAGGCATGGCTGTAGGTGGCATGAAGCGCAAGCCAAAAGGTATGGCTAGAGGTGGATTCTTCGGTACAGTTGCAAACCCACTAAAGATGCGTAAAAAAGGCAGAGCCAAAGGCGGCGCTAGAGGTGGTAGACGTTAGCACAATGGCAAGATCACTAACCGAAAGACAACAGAGGTTCTTGGACGTACTGTTTGATGATGCTGGAGGTGACGTTGTACAGGCTAAAAAGTTAGCTGGGTATGGCGACAACTCCAGTACAACTGCTATAGTGGAGGCACTAAAAGATGAAATCGCTGAAAAAACTAGGACTTACTTTGCTAGGACTGCCCCGAAAGCTGCTGTGTCGCTTATGGGCGCTTTGCAAGATCCCACTCAGTTGGGTATCAAAGAAAAAATGATAGCAGCCAAGGATGTTCTTGACAGAGCAGGTCTTGGCAAAGTAGAGAAGGTGGATGTCACTAGTGGTGGTGGCATTTTTTATTTACCACCAAAAGAAGGTGCAAACGAATAATACCTCAAAGAGAGTTAGGCTTTTGGCAATTACCAAAGCCGCTTAAAACGCACAACAAACAATGGCACAAGATTGTCAGGTTTACTAAGAAAATACCATTTGGTTACGAACTAGATCCTGACAATGACAGATTACTTGTACCCATAGAACATGAGCTAGAAGCTTTAGAGCTTGCAAAACAACACCTCAGACAATATAGTTACAGAGCAGTAGCACAATGGCTGAGTAAAGAAACAGGCCGATACATATCACATATGGGTCTAAAAAAGAGAATAGAAGTTGAGCAAAGACGTAGAAAAGCATCTATCACTAAACGCAAGCTTGCCAAGTGGCTCGAAGAAACGCTCTCGGAAATCGAGAAGCTCGAAACCCAAGGAGTCGGTGCATACTCAGAAGCCTGTGGAAATCGAAACCCCCCAGATTCCAGCACAGGTAGTAGCACCTGAGTATGACGTTGAAGAAGCACAGGAAGTTGTATTCAAACCTAACGAGGGACCACAAACAACTTTTCTAAGTTCTTCTGAGAGAGAAGTATTGTACGGAGGGGCAGCAGGTGGTGGCAAGTCTTACGCCATGCTAGCAGACCCACTACACGGCTTAAACAATCCTCACTTCTCAGGACTCCTTGTACGACACACAACTGAGGAACTAAGGGAACTAATACAGAAGTCGCAGGAGTTATATCCACGTGCAGTACCAGGGATCAAATGGTCAGAACGTAAGTCTCAGTGGATTGCTCCTAAAGGTGGACGGTTATGGATGTCGTATCTGGATAAAGATACCGATGTCACACGTTACCAAGGACAGGCTTTTAACTGGATTGGATTTGACGAACTTACTCAATGGCCTACACCTTACGCTTGGGATTATATGAGGTCACGTCTTCGTAGCGCATACGGTAAAGATTTAGGGCTTTACATGAGAGCTACAACAAACCCAGGCGGTGCTGGACATGCTTGGGTAAAAAAGATGTTCATAGATCCTGCACCTGCAGGTCAAGCTTTCTGGGCCACAGACATTGAATCAAGTAAAGTTATTAAGTTCCCTAAAGGACACAGCAAGGAAGGTCAGCCTCTATTTAAGCGTAGGTTTATTCCTGCGTCACTCTTCGATAATCCCTACCTCGCTGAAGAGGGTGACTATGAGGCCATGCTCCTATCACTACCAGAGCATCAAAGAAAGCAACTCCTCGAAGGAAACTGGGACATCAACGAAGGAGCAGCGTTCCCAGAGTTCGACAGAACGAAACACGTCATCGAACGTTTCGACATTCCTAAGTCGTGGACGAGGTTTCGTGCTTGTGATTATGGGTATGGTAGCTATACTGGAGTGCTTTGGTTTACTATGGCACCTGATGAGCAACTTATAGTATACAGAGAGTTGTACGTTTCTAAAGTTACTGCTTCTGATTTAGCAGACTTAGTATTGCAAGCAGAAGTAGAAGACGGTGGAATGAGATACGGTGTGCTAGATAGCTCGTTATGGCACAAGCGTGGTGACACTGGTCCGTCACTAGCTGAACAAATGAACATGAAAGGTTGCAGGTGGAGGCCATCAGATAGGTCAAGAGGGTCACGTGTAGCAGGTAAAAACGAAATACATAGGCGACTAAAGGTAGACGAGTTTGTAGAAAAGCCTATGTTAGTGTTCATGGACAACTGTGTTAATACTATTGCACAGATACCAGCCATACCACTGGACAAAAAGAATCCAGAGGATGTGGATACAAAAGCAGAAGACCACTTGTATGATGCATTAAGATATGGTATAATGACAAGACCACGTAGCAGCATATGGGATTACAATCCTGCAAAACAACGATCAGGCTTCCAAGCCAGCGATTCAACATTTGGATATTAAGATGTTAGTAACTTGTCCTAAGTGTTCAATAATATACAACACAGACAAGTTTGATTGTTGTCCTAGATGTCAAGAAACCTACGACTTTGATAATGGTCCTTGGAAAGGTAAGTGATGAAAGCTTTTGTATTAGTAATAAGTATATGGGGAAACACTGGAACTGAGTGGGTATATACAGGCAATCAGTATGTATCACAAGAAATTTACACAAAAGAAGAGTGTCTTAAACTAGCAGACGCTTCTAATTGGAACAAGTTTCGCAACAATCCATTTTACGATATACAACTAGATTGTTTTAACAAGGATGATTATGATGGCTGAACAGGAAGAAATGTTTGAAACAACAGAGGTTGTTGCAGCAGAGGGCGCACTAGATTCTATATTTAAAGAAAGAGCAAGTGTAGTTAGTTTTGTAAAAGAAAGATATAAGAGGTCTGAAGATTCCAGGTATGCTGACGAACAGAGATGGTTAAGAGCATACCGCAACTACAGAGGATTGTATAGCAGCGATGTCCAATTTACAGACTCAGAAAAATCTCGTATCTTTGTAAAGGTAACAAAAACAAAAACACTGGCAGCGTATGGTCAAATAGTAGACGTTCTATTTGGCAACAATAAGTTTCCCTTATCTGTAAATCCAACTGTGTTACCTGACGGTGTAGCAGAATCTGTACATATAAATATAGACCCTAGAGCAGAGGCAGCAACTTCTGCTATTAGTGCAGCTATGGGTTCACCAGAGCCAAGACCGTATCTGATAGATGGTGATACAGAACTAAAGCCAGGAGAAACTCTTATTGATCTTCAGGCAAGACTAGGTGGTATGGATAAGAAACTAGAGCCTGTATCTGAAAAAATTATAGAGGGTGATGGAACTACATCTACAACAGTTACTTTTCATCCTGCTATGGTTGCAGCTAAGAAAATGGAAAAGAAAATCCATGACCAGCTACAAGAGTCAGGAGCTACTACACATCTAAGAAGTATGGCATTCGAGATGGCACTTCTAGGTACAGGTGTAATGAAGGGTGCATTTGCTGTAGACAAAGAATACCCTAACTGGAATGAAGATGGTGAGTATGACCCCATAGTAAAAACTGTACCAGAGTGTGACCATGTTTCTATATGGGATTTTTACCCTGACCCTGAAGCAAAGGATATGGATGAAGCAGAGTATGTTGTACAAAGACACAAGATGTCACGAACACAACTACGCAAGCTAAAGTCACGTCCATACTTTATGGATGATGGTGTGCAAAACGCTATAGACAAAGGCCCAGACTATACACAGAAGTACTGGGAAATGACTATGGAAGACGATGACACCCAGCCAAAATCAGAGCGTTGGGAAGTATTAGAGTTCTGGGGATACGTAGACACAAAACTACTAGAAGAACATGGTGTAGATATACCCAGTGAGCTTAGTGACTTAGATGAGGTAAACTGTAATGTATGGGTAAGTAACGGTGAAGTACTACGCTTTGTACTAAACCCATTTAAGCCTACACGTATACCTTACTACGCTGTGCCATACGAGCATAATCCATACTCATTCTTTGGTGTTGGTATTGCTGAGAACATGGATGATACACAGACATTGATGAATGGCTTTATGAGAATGGCTATTGACAATGCTGCAATGTCTGGTAATCTTATCATAGAAGTAGATGAAACTAACTTAGTTCCTGGTCAAGACCTATCTGTATATCCTGGAAAGATATTTAGAAGACAGGGTGGCGCTCCAGGACAAGCTATCTTTGGTACAAAGTTTCCAAATGTAGCACAAGAGAACATGCAACTATTTGATAAAGCGAGAGTACTAGCAGATGAGTCTACTGGATTCCCATCTTTTGCACATGGTCAAACAGGAGTTCAAGGAGTGGGGCGTACTGCTTCTGGAATCTCTATGCTTATGTCTGCTGCTAATGGTAGTATTCGGACCGTTGTTAAAAATGTGGATGATTATCTTATCCGTCCTTTAGGTAAAGCATTCTTTGCATTTAACATGCAGTTTGACTTTGATGAAGATATAAAGGGTGACCTAGAAGTGCATGCGTCAGGTACAGAAAGCCTTATGGCTAATGAAGTACGTAGCCAACGCTTGATGCAGTTCTTACAGGTAGCACAGAATCCAGTACTTGCACCCTTTGCTAAGATGGATTATATTATACGTGAGATTGCAAAAAGCATGGATTTAGATCCTGACAAGGTAACTAACTCTATTGCCGATGCAGCTATACAGGCTGAGATACTAAAAGGTTTTCAAGCACCAGCACCAACACCAGAGCAAGGTGTAGCTTCTCCTGAAGGTCAAGGCCCACAAAGTGTAGCAGATACTACTGGAGGTGGAGGTTCACAAGTAGGTATAGGCACAGCGCCACTACCTGAAGAACAAGGATTTACAGGCAATGCACCTCAAGCAGTTGGTCAATGATAAAGAGTGTTACGAGCAGTTTCAACAACACATAGATGAACTAATACATATAAGGCAACGTGCGTTAGAAACAGCACATGAACCACACGTTATACACAGACAACAAGGTGCGATAGACGTGCTTAGAAAGCTCAAGCTATTGAGGGAGACAGTAAATGGCGCTTGAAGAACAGATGGCAATGAACTTTGGTGATGTACCTGACAATACTATAGGACAAGATCCTGTGTCAGGTAATGACATACCAATGGGTTCAACAGCAGAAAATGTAAGAGATGACATACCAACTATGCTTAGTGAGGGAGAGATAGTTGTTCCTGCTGATGTAGTAAACTTTCATGGTGTAAAACTATTTGAAGACTTACGTGCTGAAGCTAAGAATGGTTACGCTCAAATGGCAGAAGATGGACGTATAGGTGGACAGCCTATGGATGATGCTGAAGAAGACCGTATAATGGATATACAACTTTCTGAGATAGACTTAGAAGTAATGGATGATGATGACCCTGTGCAAATGAACAGGGGTGGTACGTCTATGAAGGACTATGAAGGAATAGAAAAGCAAGCAAAAAATATAAAACCTCCTAAAAGAACTGCTCCACGTAAAACACATTCAGAGAT